ATGTCCACGTGCGCCGATCCGGCCCACAAGGCGGCGGCTCGGATCGTTGGCTATGCCCTGACTCTCCGTAACGACTTCGGCGCCCAAGCCGCGGCGTTCGTCTTCCGGCACCGGCTGGACCCTGAGGACCGGGCGATCCTTGCAACGGCGATCCTGGACAGCCTGACCGACCGAGAGTTCGACGGCGTGCTGCGCCACTTCTGCGGGGAGGGCGCGGCATGAGCTACACAGTTCGGGTTCTTCCCAATGGCGACGGCCTGTGGCTCGTGACGGGCTATGACCCGGAGCCATTCACCGTTTCCCTGGCGGAGACCTTCGACGAAGCCTTGGAAGACGCTACGCGCTTCTGCAACAAGAGCGGCTATTCATTTGGCGAGCCGGCTCACGTCGTGGCTTTTCCTGACATCGGGAGGGCCGCCCAATGACCCGTCCCGTCGAAGAACTCCTGTTCCACTGGCCCGCAGTCGTCAGGACGGCCTCGAAAGGCTGGCCGGCCGACTTCGCCAGAAGCATCGCTTCGCAGTCCCGGCGCCGCAACTGGCGCCCCTCACCGAAGCAGCGGGATCTCATGCAGCGCATGGTCTCCGAACTGTTCACCAACACAGGGGAGGACGACTTCCAGGTGATCGAATGACCCGCTGCCCCGCTTTCGGGCGGGGCGCGAACCACGGTTTATGCGGGTCTTCGCCGTCACCTTCGCCAACGTGCGATGGATCAAAGAGACCTGCCACGGTTTGCCGCCTTCCCGTGCCAAAGGCGGATACGTCTCGGGGTACTCACCCGACCCGACAGGGAACCGGCTCCTTCTAGGCCCTGTCAGATACGCGACCAAGGAACCCACCGGCTGGTGACGTGCAGAGAAAGCGCGGTGACAGATCGGGGACCGCTCACCAGGGGCGGGGCAGGAGTAAAGCCTGCGGGACAGCGGCTGGCCCACGATACCGGGCATCGCGTGGATACGAGACGGGAAGCGAAGGAACTGTTCCTGCAAGCGGGGGACAGTAGCGGGTGGCGGTAGTGCGCCCGCCGAACAGAGATGAAAAACGGAGAGACCGACATGAACGAGCAGAGACCCATTCCGCTGAACCAGAAAGACTACGACCGCATGCAGGGGCTGGTCTTCCGGCTGTTCAACGAAGGCGTCCAGTCAGGAGCCGATAGCCTGACGCTGGCGCATGCGCTGTTCCCGCTGGGCCTCGTGGCGTTGCTGGAGCACCACGACGACGCGACAGTTCTGGACATCGCCAGCAAACAAATCCCGCTGCTGCGGGCGCAGATGGAACGGGGCGATGCAAAGCACCTTTCCTGACTTGCACACGATCTCGCAATGGGGTATTCTGGTACCGCACCACGGGCGACTGCCCGGATGCGGAACACCTCTACCGGCGATTGCCGGGGCGGATGTCGAACGGAACAGGCGAGTGCCTGGCCAGCGTTTTGCAATCCATCGGGGGTGTCATGACTGACCTTCTCCATCAACGCATCGAAGTGAAGTTCCTCGAGCAGCGGGAACAGGGAACCGTCAAAGGGCTCGCATCGCCCTTCTACGGCGAGCCCGACCGGCAGGGCGACATAGTTCAGCCGGGCGCCTTCACCAAGAGCCTCAAGGCCCCGGAGCATATCGTCATGCTATGGGCGCACGACCAGTCCGCCCCTGTCGGCAAGTGGACGAGCTTGCAGGAGACAGACGCCGGTCTTGAGGTCGAGGGCCGCCTGAACCTCAGCACGGCCAGCGGCCGGGAGGCGTTCGAGCACCTTAAAGCCGGTGACGTCACAGGCTTGTCTATAGGCTATCGCGTACCGAACGGCGGCTACCAGCGGCTCCCCAAGGGCGGGCGGCTCCTGAAATCCGTCGAGTTGATGGAAATCAGCTTTGTGGCCGTTCCCGCGTCACCCGTTGCTCGTGTCACCGAAGTAAAGAGCTTCACCAGCGCGGGTGAACTCAAATCTGCCCTTCGCAGCCTTGGATTGTCCAAGACAGCCGCGGAGCGCGTCACCAGGGGCGGTTGGCCGGCCTTGGCGGGGGAATCCCAAGAGAACTCAATCACAACTCACCTTCGCGGCCTGAGAGCCGCGGCAAGGGCAATCATCGAGGCATGAGCATGACCACCGAAACCGAATACGCCGCGGAACTTGGCGCAGCCGTTACCGAAATGAAGCAAGCGGCTGGCGTTGTCACCGAACTGAAAACGACCGTGGAGGGCCTTTCCGAGCGCCTCGCCGGCATCGAGCAGAAAACCGACAAGGGGGCTACTGACGTGGAGAACCTCGGCAAGGGCCTGGACCTGATTCAGAAGAAGACCGAACGCTTGGGGGGCCAACCGACCGCCCACAGCGCGCCGCGGGAGGAATTCAAGCAGTTCGCCGCCTTCGTGTCCAAGGGGACCCCTATGGAGACGAAGGGCATCAACGAGCAGCTCCCCGGCAACGAGGGCCGTCACGCGCTGCCGTTGGAAATCGGCTCGTGGGTTCAGGACCAGTTGGTGGAGATCAACCCTCTGCGCTCCCTGGCGCAGCGGGTCACGGTATCCAGCCCCCAGTTTCGGCACTTGGTGAACATCAAAGGCGCCACAAGCGCATGGGGCGAGGAAATCGACACGCGCAACCAGACCGAGACGCCGGAGTTGGCGAAGATCGAACCCACAATGTTCGAGCATTACGCCTACGCGGAGATCACCCAATGGGCGGCCCGCGACCTTTTCGACGGGCGTTCGGAGCAGTGGTTGCAGCAGAACATCATCGAAGAATTTGCCCGCTCCGAAGGCGAGAAGTTCATCAACGGTACCGGCACGAAAGAACCCTACGGGCTTTTGAACGCGCCGTTCGCCTACGACGACGATGACACCCGCGCATTCGGCACCTTCAAGGCGCTTGCGTCCGGCCCCGCGATCTCCATGGCGGATAATCTGGTGAATATGGTCTATGACCTCGCCGCCAGCTACCGGCGCAACGGCACATGGTTGATGAACTCGGCAACCGCCGGCACAATTAGGAAGATGAAGGACTCTGACGGGCGCTACCTGTGGACCGATAGCCTCGTGCAGGGGCAGCCTGCTACACTGCTTGGCTACCCTGTCGCTATCGTGGAGGAGATGCCCGACACTGTGAACGGACAGACCCCCATTGCGTTCGGCGACATCAAGCGCGCCTACATCATTGCGGACCTGCAAGGGTTGTACGTGGTACGGGACGAGATCACCAAGCCGGGCTGGATCAAGCTCTACATGTTCCGCCGCCTCGCTGGCCACGTGACCGATACCAAGGCCATGCGCCTGATGGAAATCGTGGAATAATGACCACGAAGGCCGGGTGCTCCAAGGGGTATGGGCGGCCCGGCCGGGGCAACGGGGAAGACGCAGCCTCGTTGCCCCCCCCGATAAAAAGGGATGGGGCGCCATAGTACCTAACCCGCCGCCCCCCTTCATTCGCAATATTAGTTCGGGGAAAAGGGGGGTGTGGGTTCGGGTTGGCTCAGCAGAGTTGGAGACACGCGAAAAATGGACGACCTAGAGGTTGAAGTCTCGCTAAGCGAGCGACGTTACCTGAAGCAACTCGCACTCATTGAGGCCAGGACCCTGAAGGCCTCCAAGAAGGCTCAAGAGGCATTTGCCAGGTCGAACAAGGGTATCGCCCGCTCGTTTGACGGCATGTCGCGGTCGGCAACCGGAGGTTTGCAAAGCGTCAATAGCCAATTGCAGAGCATGTATGCCAGCATTTCGGCTGTCGGGAAGTCCATGGCCGGCGGGTTCATCGCAGGGGCGGCGACCGCGGCGCTGGCGAAGATCTCCACGGACGTTGCCGCGACCGTCAAGTCCATTGCATCGATCGGGGACGAAGCCGAACGATCCGGGCTTTCGGCGCAGGCGTTTCAGGAATGGAGATTTGTCGCCGAGCAAAACCGGATTGGCGTTGACCAGCTTATCGACGGATTCAAGGAATTGAACCTCCGGGCGGACGAATTCATCGTGACCGGCGGCGGTCCGGCGGCGGAGGCGTTCAAGCGTCTGAGCCTTGGAGCGGACAGGCTCAAGCGGGGGCTGGAAGATCCCTCCGAACTGATGCTTGAAATTATTAACCGCATGTCAGAGATGGACCGGGCCGCGCGGATTAGAATTGCCGACGAGGTGTTCGGTGGCAGTGCCGGCGAACGCTTCGTTGAGTTGATGGACCGGAGCAACGAGGGTTTGAGACGGACCCTTAAGCGCGCGCATGAGGTCGGCGCGGTAATGGATGACGAGATGATCGCTCGTGCCGCCGAACTCGACCGCAAGTTCAACGAGCTTTCCGTGACGGTCGGGAACTTCGGCAAGAGAGCGGCCGTCGCCTTCGCGGGTATCGCAACCGAGGCCACCGATTTGCGCGCAAAGCTGGACCGACTGTTCCCGTCCGAGGCGCAGGGGCGGGCCGTGTTGGGCGATGACCTGTATGATTCCCTCAACGCCAACCGCGACGTTGTGGATGGGGCCGCGACGGACATCTCGGAGCTTCGCAAGCAGTTTGCCGGCCTTGGAGACGAGGCGAACCAGACGGCAGCGGCGCTGGAGCAATCCGCCAACCTCGCCCGCGCGTGGGGCTATGCGGATGTGGCTCAAACCCTGTCGGCGAGCGCCATGGAGATGCGCCGCCTTGCCGGTGAGTTCGCAGGTGGAACGATAGAGGCCGACGCCTTCGCCGAGGAACTTGGCGTGGTTCAGACCAACGCCCTGGGTGCCTTCGAGGCGCTGGACGAAGCCGATAAGGTGGACTTCACAAACGCAATCTCGCAGGTGCAGGCACTCGGCAGCGTGATCGGTCAGGTTCTGACCGTGGCGGCGGCGCTTGGTAGTGCGATCCGGGAGGCTGCGGGTATGGGCGCATCCCTGCCTGTGGGGCCGCAGAATGGACGTGGACGCGGCATTCCCGTGGAGATCCGTCCGGGCGAGTTCGCTCCCGAATCCTCCATTCGTCCACAACGACCGAGCGTCGATGCCAGCTTCGGGGTGCCCGATGCGCCCAAGTCTCGCGGCGGTGGTGGCAAGGGTGGCGGTGGTGGCCGTTCTCGTGCCGACGATTATGCGCGTGAGGCGGAGGCTATCCGGGACAAGACTGCGGCCCTAAATGCCGAGGCGGCTGCACTGGCGGCGGTCGCGGTGAGCGGCGGCAACTATGCGGCGGCTATCGACCTCGCCCGCACCAAGGCGGACCTCCTGCACGCGGCGCAGAAGGCCGGGAAGGAGATCACCCCGGAGTTGGAAGCCGAAATCAACCGGCTCGCGCAAGCCTACGTGACGGCCGGGACGTCGGCGGAGGAAGCGGCGGGAAAGCTGAATGAGATTGAAGCGGCCGCAGAACGCGGGGTGGGCGCGTTGTCGGACATTTTCATGGGTGTCATCGACGGCTCGAAGTCGGCGAAAGAGGCGGTCGGGGAACTCTTGATGGAGATTGCCCGCGTCCAGATGATGCAGGCCTTCCTCGGCGTGTCCGGGATGGGCGGCGGCAACAATCCCGTCGCGATGCTGGGCAAGATGCTGTCCTTCGACGGCGGCGGCTACACAGGCTCAGGTTCACGGACAGGGGGCCTGGACGGCAAGGGCGGGTTCCCGGCTCTCCTGCACCCAAACGAGACGGTTATCGATCACACGCGCCGTCAGAGCGGCGCTGGCGGGGATATGAATATCAATGTCACAGTGAACGGAGCACGGGTCAACCGGGAGATCGAAAGCATGGTCGAGAGCGGCGTGGTTCGTGGCCTCGGTCAGTACGACCGCAATCAGCTCCCGCGTAGCGTCGGTCGCATCAAGAAAGACCCCCGGAGGATCGGGTAGGCGAACCATGGTCAAGGGCGTTGCTGCGTTCCGGAAACGCATGCGAGATATTCCGGCGAAGGTGCGCATGGAAGTTACCGCTGCGATAGAGGCATCGGCAGAAGAAGTCGTTCGGGACATGCGGGTTCTGAACCCGCTGCCGGGCGATATTGAGATCGGATGGACGTGGGGAAAAGCCCCAAAGGGGGCAATCAGTATCGGGCGTGTGGCCGGGCGCGAGCACGACAAGATCGGCGCCACCATCTACGCCCGGGGCGATGACTTTGCGGCGGCGTGGTTCGAGTTTGGTACGTCACCGCGGTTTCAGAAGACCGGCAAGGGTGTCGGCCGCATCACAGCACAGCCGTTTTTCTACCCGGCTTACCGGGCGAACAAGCGGCGCATTCGCAGCCGTATCACGCGAGCCGTGAAGCGTGGCATGAAGAAGGCTTGAGGCTGAGAAAGATGCTGCCAGCACACGGCAAGAGAGTGGCCAAGTTGGCCACTCTTCCCCGAATATCCCCGCGCGCGTGGGGCCGATGCGGTTCAGGGTCAGTCTTTGTCCGTCAGATCATTTATCAACAGGCCGAGTTCCTCAGCCAATAACTGTCGCAAATCATCCCCGTCCTCAGAACCTAGTGCCGCGCTTTGCCTAAGTGAATCCAGGGCGCGGACGACTTCGGGCGCCAGGTCTTGTTCAGCGACCTGTGAGATACACTGCACAAGCAACTGATAGGCAATTCGATGTGCCCCCGCTTTAGCCTCGATCAAAAGAGTGAGATCCCTGATAGTCGCTCGGACCGCTTCGGCGGTGGCATAGTTCATAATGACCTCCTAGCTCGATATATCGTTTCGTAAGGTCTTTCTATGGCCGAAAATCGTTAGAGGCCACCTCACTTGCATTCGTTTCAAGTGAGCTTGCTATTTGAACCGAGCGCCGGTCGCCGCGCGTGTGGGGCCGATGAAGTAAGGTTGAGCCCGACAACGTTACTACCGTGTCCTTCCCGCGCGCGTGGGGCCGATGGGCGTAGGAACCTTTTTCTCGACGGGAATAAGGTCGTGTCCTTCCCGCGCGCGTGTGGGGCCGATGCGCTGTGAAAAGTGGGGAATTTCCCCACTTTCGTCCTTCCCCCGCGCGTGTGGGGCCGATAGTGGTAACCGTTACCACCCCATCTTCGGAATTCCGAGGATACGGTCGTTCCCCCGAGGGGGTTGACCATGTTCGTCATGCTGGGCAATGTGTCGGTGGGTGTGACAACCCGGACCAGTGACAACCCTCTACCATTGGCGTGGTGCCAATCCGTTGGCGCGGATCGGCGGGGTTGACGTAGCCTTTCGGCTACACAGGACGCGCTTGGCGGCGCGGCTCCTAACCGGCTCATATTGGCCGGGGACGGGCGTGCTGTCCAGAGGGAAACCTTAAAAGCGTCCGACCTGTCTCACTGGCAGGTTGTCACTCCCCGGCTACCGGCCCGCCGCCGGGATCGGCTGTGACAGGCCAAACCAGTGAGAACCATCAATGACAAAGCAGATAACCATTCAAGGGGTGACCTACCTTACCGGGGGCGGGATACGCGCGCGTTGGCAGCGTCTTCGCCTGTGGCGCGCATATCGCCGCCCGGTGACTTACAACGACCTCCGCCGCATCGCCCATGGCTTGTGCTACCGAGACGGCGACTATCGCCAGCCCGATCCGGTTGGGGCGGCGCTGTTCGACAGCGTTGTCCGCGAGGCGGAACTGCCGGTGTTCGGTCGGGAGGGCGCGGCATGACGCAGCGCACCCCTACAGAACTCGCCTACCGGCTCAGCGACGTGATCCGTGTCACCCGGTACGCCTTCACCAACGAGAACGAATGCCACCCGCTCAACGACCGGGGCATCGGCGGCATGCTGGAAGAAGCCGACGAAATGGCTGGCGAACTGATCGAGCGCATTCACCAGCTTGAACGGCAGGTCGGGAAACCGATCACGGAGGACGCGGCATGAGCGATAACACCGAAGCCCCCCGTCCCGTTGCCGATTGGGAGAACCGCGAAGTGCGGGGTGACGTGATAGTCACCAAGTCGCTCTACGACCACCGCGCGGCGAAGGTCGCGAAGCTGAGGCAGCGTCAGGAAGCCTATGAGGCCAGTCTGCCGAAGAAGAAAGGGGAGGCGCTGCGCGAGATCGCGGACCTCATGGGCGGCCTGGTGGGCGATCTTGACGAAGAGGCCTACGCGGTTCACGCCACACTGGAACTGTTGGGCGCTATGGCGTCCGGTGAAGTCTTCACGGACGGCGCAGTTGACACTGATGTGCTCTATTGGCTCGTCTCTCGGGCGCGGGAGGGACTTGCCGACATCGAGCGCAAGACCCGCAGGGCCAAGGACATCGCGGCCCAGTTCAGCCCCATGCATCAGCCCTACAAGGCGTGATGGCTGGACCAAGTGCCCAGCAATTTAATCCGGTATGAAATAAACGGCTTGTGCTCCCCCATCCTTTGAGCCATAGTGGAACAAAGTAACACGGGGGAGCACATGCTCACTGATCGGAATTTCACATTGGCAGAGATAGCAGAGGTTCTCGGGAAGAACCCGCAGACGCTCCGCACCCATATCAACCGGGGCTATGCTACCGCGCTGCATAGCGGCACGGGCAAAGCCACCGGCAAGCATGCGAGGTTTAGTTTCCATACTGTGATGGAGTTCGCCGTCGCATACCACTTGGAGGCGTTGGGCGTTCGCCTGGAATCTGGTTTCCGGTATGCTACCGGATTTGCCCACGTAGGCCACGGCGCTGTGCCGGGGCTCCCCGGCGAGAGGGCACCGGGCTTCCCGTACCACACAAAGCACGGCCGGACGCTTGTTGCCGTTCACGGTGACAGGATGGCAATCGCGCTGTGGGACAACGGCAAGACCAATCCCTATGTCGCCCTCCGCAGCCAACTGGGGCGCCCCGCAGCTATGATCGTTTTCGACGCCACCCAAGTGTTCTTCGACGTCTGCAAACGCCTCGGGGTCGATGCCTACGACGCCTTGAACGCCGAGTACCGGGAGGAAGCCGAGTAGCAATGAACTCCGTCATCGTCATATCGCCGGATGAACTCCGCAGCATCATCGCGGAGGTGGTTCGCGAGGCCATGCAAACGACAGTCGAACCGGAGGTATGGTTGCCGGTGCCGAATGTCGCTCACCGGCTGGGCAAGAGCGAGAAGACCATTCGCAATTGGCTCGGGGACGGCCGTTTCACCCGCTACTCGGGCGGCGACGGCAAGCCCTACTTGATTTCGTCGTTGGAGGTGGAGGCATTGAGCCGTTCCGCCAGCTCATCTCCGGACGCTTCGTAGTACGTTAACAACTCGTTAAGGTTCCTATGACCTGTCACCCGCGCAAGATCGAGGATTTCCAGCCGCCGAGCGAGGCGGGTGATCCCCTCGTGCCGCGAGTCGTGGAAATGCAGGTCATCCACCTTTGCTTTCCTCACGGCCAGGCGGAACCGGCTGTCCCTGCTGTCGCTGTCTATGGCGAAGGGGTGCTGATCCGGTTCGGTCCTGTTGCCCCTGACCTTCTCCAAAATCTCGACCGCGCGCGCCGTCATGGGGACGTGGCGGGCGTGTTCGTTCTTCGTCTCGGGCAGATGCACGACGCTGCCGCTTATGTCCCGGTTGCGCATGTTGAGGATTTCGCCCGAGCGCATGGCCGTCTCGATGGCAAAGAGGAACGCGGCCCCGGTGATCTGCTTTTCGCTGACCCACGGTTCGGACCCGAGATCAAGCGCGGCACTGACCTTCTCGATTTCGTCGGGCAGGACGCGCCGCTTGCGGCGTCGGGCACTGGCTGGTCGCTTTACCTTCGCCATGGGGTTGACCGGGATAAGCTCCCATTCGTCCACGGCGGTGACGAACACATGCTTGAGCAGGTTCATTTCCCGCTTCACGCTGGCGGGCTGGACCTCGCCAAGACGGGCGTCACGCCATGCCACGAGATCGGCGCGAGTAATCTCTCCGAGGGTGTATTCCCCCAATGGTTTGTCGTCAGCCAGGTCGCGCTTGAAGCGTTCAAGCCGGATGACTTCCCATCGCTCGCCCTTCTTACCCTTGGAGCGTTCGCGGGCGTAGCGGTCGAATACCTGAGCGAGGGTGTCGGTGCTGGCCGTCCCCTTGGACAAGCCGACCTCAAACTCCTGCGCCCACACCTGGGCCTTGCGCTTGCTCTTGAAGGTCTGAGCCTTGCGGACGGTTTCACCGCCGACCTTGCGCGCCACCTGAGCCTGCCAACCGAACTTCGTTTTTATGATTGTGGCCAT